GTCCGTCAACACCGACAAATACGACCTGAGCACCGAAGACGGAGTCACCCGCCTGATGGCTGACGCCCGAGGCCACGCCCAGAAACTGACCCTCATGCGCGCACTCGGACAGTTCACCGGTCCCGCTTCGCCGACCACCGAGTTCAAGATTCCGACCAGGTTGGGCGACCGCTATGTGGACGTGCTGATGAACGAGTTGCGCAAGTTCGAACAGGACGACTACGACAGCGCAGTCGACCGTTTCCTCGACCTCTACGGCGAAGACCTGTCCCTCTACGTTTCATCCAAGAGCCGTGCGGCAGCCCAAGGTTTGGAAGCCACCGAAGAGTTCGGTGTCTGGGAACGCACCAACGGCGACCTAATCAACCAGTACCCGGAGACCGCCTACTTCATGGCTCCTCGCGGCGCTGGCGAGTTCTCGTTCACCGTGTGGCAACGCCAGTTGCAGGAAGGCAAGCGCGAGAAGTTTACTGACCGCGAGATGATTGACTTTGCGCAGAACCGTGTCGGTTCGGTCAAGTACCGTGCGGCCCGCCGCATGTTCGGCCCGAACCCGACCGAACAACAACGCAACGCCTTGCGCGCATATCGCGAGTACCTCAACGAAAAACTTCCGGGCTTCCCGATTCGTGCGCAGTTCGAAGCGAACAAACTGACCAACGACATCGCGCAGATGGAGAAGTTGGTGGACGACCCGCGCCTCAAGGACAATGATGTCGCCCGTTTGACTAGGCAGTACCTGAAAGCACGCGAGCAGTACATGAAGACTCAGGGCCTGGTGAGTTTCCAGTCGAAGAAAGCGATGGGTGCCCGCATGGCGCTCTACCAGTTGGGCGAGTCGCTGGCTGCCAGCAACCCCGAATTTGATAGAGTTTGGTCGCGTTTTCTTGCGCAAGAGGTGGATTTGTAATGAGCGACACAAGCAACCAAGGCGGTGACAACAACCAGGGCGTACAGGATTTCACCGGTTACGTCCAAAACCTTGGCTTCCCCAAGCGCACGTTCAAAGGATTCTCCCCTGACGTTCCTTTGGCTGAACAACAGCAAATACGTGTCGGACTCGGTTTGGGTACCCGCACCGCCCCGAGGCAGTTCCCCGGCTACATCACCTCACCCGTTCTCTACGACGACCAGGGCCGAGTCGCCGGGATGCAATACAACTTCGACGACCCGTTCCTCGTCCAGCGAGAACTCGCAAAACTTAGCACCGACGACAAAATTCGAATCTCCAAAGAACTGAAGCGTGTCGGGTTTTACGGCAACAAAAAAATCAGCGAAGCCCTCATGCAAGGCATCGGCTTTTCCTCCGATGACGAAGCCGCGTGGGCCCAGTTGCTGGACATGTCGAACAAAGCCCAACGACGCTGGACCGACATGGTCGGCATGCTCGCATCGTTCTCCACCGTCACCACTCCCGGACCGGTCATCCGTGTATCGTCCGACGAAGATGCCGCGGCATACACGCGCGAAGTGTTCCTGACGGAACTCGGTCGCATGCCCACCCGCAAAGAGATGGCGGAAGCCGCCAACTTCATTCGCGCCCGCGAACGCCAGGCTTACGCGGCAGGTCAGCAGATGCCGAACATCGGCGCAGTAGCCCAAACGTTCGCCCAACAGGCGGACCCGACGTCGCGCATCACCTACGGTCTCGGTAACGCAATCTCTCTCGCAATGCAAGCGCTGGGTCAATGATGGCAGAGATGACCAAAGACCAGTACGTCAAAGAACAGTTGGCCGCCAAGGGCCTGAAGAACACTGCCGCGAACCGCAAGAAGTTGGGTTCGGAGTACGACCAGAAGTACACGGGTGGCGCTTCCAGCGACTGGCGCAGCAGGTTCAAGACCGAGTTCCCGCAGTTCTCGGAACTGGTCGACGGAGCAGAAGGCGAAACCAAGGCGCGCCAAGAATTCGGCGACGACCTGATTGACCTGTTCCTCGACTACGCCAAGAACCCGGACAAGTACGACCTGACCACGCAGGCAGGCAAAGACGTCTGGGTGTCCAAGGTCAGGGCCACGAACCTGTACACCAAGGTTGCCCCGTCGCGCCGCGAATGGACGCTCACCCCGGAGGCAACCAAGCGCGAGATGGTCGACGCCAAGAAGACCGAACTGCTGCAAGAGTACGGCGAGTTGGAACTCAACGACAGGCAACTCGTCGACTTGGCAACCTACGCTTTGAGCACCAAGGCCTCTGCTGCGCAAACCAAGTATTACGCGTACTCAATCGTCGCCGGACGCAAAGCCACCCCTGGTGGGCCGGTGGCGCTCGAAGAGACCGACGAAGCCATGGCGCTGACCACCGCATTGAAGCGCTACAACTACAACCCTCCCGGCCTGCAAGAACAAATCAACTCGGCCCTGACCGGCAACCCGTACCTTGGCGTGAACTACACCAGCGAACTTCTTTTGAAGAAAGCCAAGGACAACGCCAAAATCATGATGCCGCATTTCGCCCAACAGTTCGACCAGGGCTACACGCTTGACGACGTGTTCGAACCCTACAAAGAGATTGCCGCCCAAACCTTGGAGTTGAACCCGAACGACATCAAGTACACGGACCCGAAGTTCAGGATTGCGTTGGAAAAGAAACCGGACGGCACGAGCATGAACGCCAGCGAATGGGAATACATGCTGAAGAAGGACCCGAAGTACAAGTGGGCCAACACCAAGAAAGCCAAAGAGCAGGCGTCTTCGATGATTAGCATTCTTGAAAAAGCATTCGGGCAGTACATCTGATGAGTGACATGGCACCCACCAACGAACAACTTGCAGGAATGCAAATCTTTCCTGGCGGAACCACGTTTGGTCAGGCTGCAGAAATAATGGGTCTTTCCAAGCAGGACATTGGCTTGGAACAACCACCGGCAAAAGACAACAAACCAAGCCCCAAGAAAGAAAGCAAGCGAATTTCGTACGTCAAAGACGGCCGCAAAATTACGACCATCCTTTATGAAGACGGAACGACCGAGGACATTGACGAAGGCGCAGCCGACGTTGAAGACGGCGACAGTTCGGTCGATAGCGTCACCACTGGGCCAAACCAAAACGCCTTCTCGAAAATCAAGGGCTACCTATCGGAGTTCGGTTTGTCAGACCTTGAAGGCATGGTCAGCGAACTCATGGCCAGGGGCGTTGAAGAGGAATCGGCCGTCCTGTACGAACTGCGCAACACGACCTCGTTCCAAAAACGTTTCGCCGCCAACGCGGCACGCCGAGCAGCAGGCCTCCCCGCTTTGACTCCCCGCTCCTACATCGACATGGAAAACACCTACCGCGAAATCCTGCGGCGCGGTGGCATGCTCGAATACTTCAACCGTCAAGACGTCTTCGAATCCCTCATCGCAGGAGACGTTTCCGCAGCCGAACTGTACGACCGCATGACCAACGCCTACCAAGTGGTGCGGGACGCTGATGCCGGGACAAAAGCCCAAATGCAGCAGTTGTACAACATCGAAGAGAAAGACCTGGCCGCCTACTTCCTGGACCCCAAGACCAGCGTGTCCATGCTCAAGCGCCGCGCCGAAGCAGCCAAGATTGCCTCAATCGGTAAAGAACAGGGCGGCATGCAACTGACAGCCCAGACCGCAGAAGACATTGCCGCTCGCGGTTACACCGCCGCCCAGGCCGGTACCGCGTTCACCAACATCACTCAGCAGGCAGGCCTCTACGAGACCATGGCTGGTGAAGAAGCAATCAGTGAACAGGAACGCATTGGTGCAGCCTTCGGCTACGACCCGAACGCAGCCCTCCGTCTCGAGCAACGCAAAGCCGGACGCAAGGCAGTCTTCCAAGGTGGCGGACAATTCGCCAGCACCCGAGGCGCGACATCGGGTGTCGTGGAGACCGGAGCGGGTGGTCCTCAGTAACCCTTGACAAACCGCACTTGTGTGTGTAGTTTTGTCGTTGTCAGGAATCCCCGACCTGACCTCAGCAAAAAGGGTGAAAGCAGCCTCCCGATTCCTCCGAACGGGAGTGGGCAGAAATGGAGTGAGTCATGTCAAACGTCCACGAAGAGTATGAAGACGAGACTGGCGAAACGGCAGGCAAAGACCCCGTTCGTTCGCACCTGAGAAAGGTGGAGCAGGAAAACAAACTGCTCCGTCAACAGGCGGCAGAACTGGAAACCCTGAAACGAGAAATGGCTTTCACCAAAGCGGGCATTGACCTCAATGCACCGATTGCAAAGTACTTCGTTAAGGGCTACGAGGGCGAGGTCTCCCCTGAGGCCATCAGGAAAGCAGCCGAAGAAGCCAATCTGCTTCAACCTTCAAAGCCGCAAGACATGGTTGACGAGTCCGAAAAGCGGGCTTGGTCAAGGTTGCAGAAAGCCGGTTCAGCCGGTGAGACGAACGACGAACAAGTCGATTGGAACGCCAAGTTGAACGCGACCCGCAACCAGGACGAAGTCATGCAACTTCTGGCTCAAATGAGACAACAAGCAGAAAACATCTAGCCCGCAGGCCCCGTGCCTGTCGGGGAAAGTAACAGGTAACAACAGTGTCAAAGACACAAACGTCGAGTCTTCTCACAGACCAGACAGCATTTGACCGCATTGCGTACTTTGCGCTCCGTAGCGAACTTCTGTTCGACGCGGTCGCAGACGTGATGCCGGTCGCCCAGGCAATGCCGGGGTCATCGGTCAAGTTCACGATTTTCAACGACTTGAGCGCAGCGACCACGGCCCTCACCGAAGACACCGACGTCACGCCGGTCGCGATGAGCGACAGCCAGGTCGAAGTGACCTTGGTTGAGTACGGCAACGCGGTGAACACCACGGCCAAGTTGCGTGGCACGTCGTTCCTCGACGTGGACGCGGCAGCCGCGAACATCGTCGGCTACAACGCCGGTATCAGCATCGACTCGGTCATCCGTGACGTGCTCGCCGGTGGTACCAACGTCGTGTACGGTGGCGGTGGCTCGTCGGACGAGACCGCCCGCAACCAAATCGAGGTTGAGGACATCATCGAGGCCAACGACGTCCGCAAGGTCGTCGCGGCCCTTCGCAAGGCAAACGC